CGTTCACGCACTGCTGCATAGTGCTGGCGTGTCTCTTTATTGAGCGCGGCCAATGTAGTTCGCTTGTTCGCTCCACTAAGAGCTAACTCTCCGGCCAATATAGCGTTTGCCGCCATAGCATTATGCGCTCTGGTAGCGATATTGCCTCGGATAACCTTGTTTGTGCCCCACTTACCAGAACCAACTATGAATGGAGCGTTTGTTATAGCAGCGTTTGCCGCACCTCCAGCAACAACCCGACCGGCCACATTGCGTGTCATTGTTGTGCCTCCGGCAGCAGATATGCCGGCCAAAGCCATGATGGAGCCTTTGAGACGGTCAAATACACCAATCAAAGATATGATAGGAGCAATGAGCGCACCCATCTGGGTAATACCCATTTGGAATGTGATCCAGAATTTGATAAGTCCGGGAGCTGCATTGTAGAGAGAGGCCCATATCTTGACAAACCACGCCATAACTTTGCCTATCTCAATGATTAAATCGAGAAGGTTCTGCATCATCTGGATTGTTTCGGGTTTAGCAAGGTAGTCTCTTAGTTTTTTCAACATTTCTTCAAATCCACCTTGACGATTTTCAAACGCCTGAACAATGCCTTCAGTAAATGTTGATGTGACTTGTGCCCACAGACCTGATATGGTGTTCTGTTTCTCTTCTGCAATAGCACCAGAGATATTTCCATTGACGGAATTACGGTTTGCCAGCATAAGAGATACAAGAGAGCTAAGACCAGCCTTACTACTCATCTTGTTCGACACAGCTTCGATACCAGTCCCAATCTCTTCGGCAACCCCTTTATCGCCACCGGCAGCGGCAAGTAAGGTTGCAGCGGCGCCAGGTTGAGCAGTGATTCGGAAAAGATTACCGACAATAGAGGCCATTTGATTTTCAGGTATGCGCTGGGCCATTTCGATTAAGATGTCGGACATAGCACGATAACTACCATCTTCTTTGAGGGTAGTGATCCCGTAGCTTTGTTTCATCATATCCAGAACTGCCTTCTGATTTTTGTTTGGCTTAAAGAGGTTCTGATACATCATACGGAGAGCAGTACCAGCAGATGAAGCCTGAATACCAGCATTACCCATGACACCAAATAATGCCATCGTATCGGCAAAAAGATTGGGGTCATTACGGCCATACATATTTGCCACACCACCACCATATTTTGCTGACTCGGCCAACATCATAAGGTCGGTATTAGATCGAGTAGCGGTTGTAGCCATAATATTTGCTGCCTCACGCATACGATCAGGAGCAATCTGGAAGGTGGTCATAATATTGGTCATCTTATCGGCAGTCTCGCCCAAATCAGAATCTCCGATAAGAGCAAGGTCTGCGATAGGTCGAATCGCTGCATTAATTGCATCTATATCATAACCGGCCATAGCAAGAAAACGAGCAGCACTGGCAACTTCAGGAGCAGAGAATTTTGTCTTGACACCAACATTACGCACAGTTGCTTCCATATTCTTGAATGAATTTTGACTGTAAGTGTCAGTACCATTCTGAAGTATGGCCTGGGTAGTGCGCATTGTGTTCTGGTACTCCATAGCCTGACTGAATGAGCTTCCGATTGCTGACATTGCACCACCAATCGCAAACATCACGCCCATACCCTTGGCCATATCCACAGCCATAGGTGTGCGAACACCAAAAGAAGTCTGGCCCGTAAATGGATATGCCCACCTACGAGAACGGTCAAAGAATGGTTTTGGCTGCCCAGTTCGCATAGGCACCATACCAGTGCCGCGAGATTGTGTGGGCTGGCCGACACCATTGGTCTTAGCTACATCGCCTTCAAGTTTATTGATTTGACTTTGCAACGTCCAAGGCACCGCCACACTTGCTTTCTGCATCTGAGTTGATACTCCTTGCAGATATTTCAGCATTTGTGGAGCCTCCATTCCCGGAGTGGGCATAATACCAGTGGTCGCTACTGCTTGACGGAAGTAACGACGATGTTTGGTGAGCATATTCAGTTGCTCTTTGTTTTGGGCAAAGGGCAACATCGCATTTTGAGCCTGAGCTTGTAAACGAGCAGCTTTCTGAATATTAGACTCACTTGGCTTACCCTTGGGATTTATTTGAGCCAATTTCCAGCCATCTGTATATCTTGATACAGCAGCTCGCGCTGAAGAATGTTGTTGAGTAGCGGCAGAAAGAGCATTACTTGACATCGTACCATATCGAGCCATCAATGCTGTTTCATGCTGAATTGCATTAGCGAATGGGGCTTGTGCCTGACGATATTGGTCAATTTGAGATTGTAGTGCGGCTTGGGAGGATTCTATTCTGGTAATGGCGCTTCTTTGATTTTTATTAGGCTTTTTCAAAGAAAGAAGCGGTTTTTTCATTTCCTCAAGCTGTGCCATCTGTTTCAAATATGGCTCCATTTGCTTTTGGATAGCTGCATATTGTGTCTTTGCCGCTTCCAGACGAGCATTAGACTTCCCAGTGCTACGAGCAATCTGAGACTGGATTCGTGCTACGTTTCCTCGCGCATTACTTTCATCTCCCCTGAGTTTTGCCAGGTATTGCTGTTGTTCAGGATTAAGATATGATGTAAGATCGTTAGCTCTAACCCATTTATATCCATTAGGCGCAGTGTGAGCTGCCGGAGCTGAAGAGCCCCAAGCAACTTTATTTTTACCTGTTCCAGCAGTAGTGGGAGCTAATTTTCTTAATCGTTCTTCTTCGGCAAGCTCATAAGGCGTTTTTTGAGCAAAAGCAGCCATTGCATTTCGCTTCATTTGGTCAAGCTGCCACGCCCTTCTTCGTTGTTGATCTGCAATCTGAGTTGCATAATTTGAAGGAAGTATACCACCCTTGGCTAAATGTGCTCCAAGTTGATCTCTATATTGTCTTGGAGTCAAAGGTTGATGGCCCGTGTGTCCTGCCTGCTTACCACTCTTTTGAGCAACACCAACACCAGCAGTCTTTGGAGTTGTGCCAGCCTGACCAGCGGCGCCTCCAGCTACACCAGAAGCAGTGAGATTGATATTCTGAGGACTGGCAGCCTTAACAGCTGTAATAAATTCCTCCAGTTTTGCGATTGCCGGCGTAATATCCAAATTAAGTTTGATGGGAGGAATACTGCCGGCCATCTTTTTAATTTGTTCCTGTCGGCCAATAACACCCTTCTCCCACATCAATTTAACCGCAACGGGTATGGTCTGACGTGGGATGCTTTTGATTTGACTGATTATGTCTTTGGTATCAATCGTTGCAGTTATAGGAGTTGTAGTGCCTGACTTCTTTCCTTTAACTGGAGTAGAAACTGGTGTTTCCTTTGCTGTGGGCGCAACAGTAGTGCCAACCACACTCGTTTTGGGGTGTGGTGTGGTTGAGGTGGCAGCACCAGTGCTTTTTACTGGTTTGGGGGCAGCCTTTGCTTGTTGTGCGGCTAAGGTTTGTAACTGCTGCTGGGCTTTATCAGTTAATAAGTTTACCCTAACATCCAAAGTTGGTGCAGGAATTGATCTTACAGATGCAGCCACCTGATCGGCCATTATTTTTACATTGACCGGGATAGCTTCTGCAACTTTACCTTGGATTTTAGTGATTTCTCCTACAACTGATATTACCGGGGGTTTGGCTGTAACATTGATTTTTGAGAGATTGCCTACAATATCAAGAGCCAGAGGTTTTACAGTTTTTGTAACTGCTTGTGCCGCTGCGGTAGATTTTCCCTGAAGAGTTCGGACAATATTCTCTTGTTCTGCTCGATTAGCCTGATATGCCGCAAGCGTTTTAGTATCACGAGTAATTTGCCCTTTTATCGCGGGAGTACGCTGATCTTCTGGAATGGCTCGATTTGCATCAAGACGAGACTGGATAGGAGCGATTTTATCATTCCAGACCTTAATCTGCTTTTGAGCATTTGTGAGCTTAGTCTTTTCATCCTTGGTAAGAGCAGAAACAAGACTGGATGATTTACCAGTTTTAGTCTTGTTGTCTTTAGGAGTGAATGGAGCAACGACAGCAGCACTTAGGCCGGCAAGACGTGTGAGTTGAGCTTCAGCAGCGGCAAATCCTTCAGTATTCAGTATCGGATTGATATTGAATGTGCCTTGTGATTGTAAAGCCTTTAGTGAAGCCTGGATTTGCTCTATAACGGTCAATGCGCCACCAGCACCAGTGGCATTGCCTCTGATGTTAACTGTAAGAGCCTTACTTTTTGCATCACCAAATGCTTTCTTCCATTCTCGGATAACGGCTGGAGTGACATTGGTGAGTTTTGCCGGCTGAGATGCGGCAGTTGATTTAGAAGTAGGGGTAGCTGCAATTTTTGATTGAGCCTTTGCAGCCTTTGCTTGTTGTGCGGCTGTTTCCTTTTCAAGTTTTTCTGCAACAGCAAGTTCAGCTTTACACTGCTGAATACGCTGCTGATACATTCTTTTTTGAGCCTCTAAGTTTGTAAGTCTCTCTTGGTAAATTGCCTGCTGTTGAGCTGTGGCTTTTGCTAATCCATTTTTGTTCATCTGGATTAGACCATCACGACCTCTTACAACGCTGCCATTTTTATTTTTTTTAGGTGTACCTAAGAGTTTATCTAACTCTTTGTTATACGCCTCAATATCCTTCTTTATGGCTGCAACTGATCTGGTTCCACCAAGAGCAGAACCAATACCTTTTTGAGCTACTTTTGTACCAGCAGTGTTTCCTGAAAGAGCCTGGAATATTGCTGTGTGCATTTCGGCGGCGGCACTACGGACTTGTGTCACCATAGCTCGCAACTGATTATTAAAAGCACCTACATCAATTTTCGGTGCAAATGTCATTTGCGAGTTTTGTTTGAGCTGATATACCGACTGGCTAACCTGAGTGATCGCAGTTTTAAGCGTATTCATTGGGCCTTCAAATTCCTTTGCGATATTCGCAATAGATTGAAGCCCCTCGGCCGCCTTGGTTACATCAGCAATAATGTCATACCTGACGATGTAATCTTTATAATCTGCCATTGGTAGTAATGCTTAATGATTTGCTACCTATTAATAGTCAAAGAGAAGCCCCAAGTCGTTTTACTGACCTGGGGCGAGTAGTTTATTTGATACGCTTAAACCTACAATATCTTAATTTATGTCATGTGAAACTTCTTCTGAAAGGAATCCGCTATAATTGACCGGGCCAATTTCCAGTTTCATAGAGATTGAATCATTTTCCAGAATCTCATCATTTTCTAAGAAAGTCACAACACGGCCATTAATCTGATTTTGACCTTGTTTATTTCTCATTACAGAGTCAAGAATGGTATTGATAGAGTCTGTTATGATTGCGATAGAGGTTGCACTAATATTATGGGTACCTGGAATATAGATGTGATTACTGTTGACATACGGGATAAGTGCCGTACACATTGCTCTACGGCATTTGTGCATTACCCGGTTATTGGCGATTGTGCTGAAGTCACCTTCGCATAA